TTTCTACCTAATTTTCTTTTTTCTTCACTAGCTCCAAAAAGTTTTTGCAAAGTAGAACGATTGTCAGCGCCGCCTTTTGGTTTCTTTCTATCAGCTGCAGTTACTTTAGTAACCTTACTCATATTAGGTCCCATTTTAGTATCTACTTGTTTACCACGCATAGTACCTGGAACTGCTGAACGTCCGCCTTTATCTGTAGCTGGTGGAGCTTTTCTTATCCCTGGTGGCGGAGGACTCATTCTTATCCCTGACGGTCTTTTTGAAGTAGCTTTTTTATTAACTCGGTCTTTTAGCCTTCTACGACGTTCTTCTTTTGGAAGAGCTTTAGGAATCATACGTCCACGCTTTTTATTTTTATCTATAATTTTTTCGTTAATAGCTTTTCGAGACTCTACACGTTTTTTATCTTTAGCTGCTTTAGCAGCCTTATTTTTTTCAGCAGCAGCTTTCATTTTCTTTCGAGATTCTTCTCGATTTTTTCTTCTTCTTTCATCGCTACCAAACAAAAATTCTCTATTTGCCTTTCTACGTTCTTCCATAGTTGCCATAATTATTTCTCCTTATCTCATATGACCGCGTGTACGGCCTCTTTGAGCAATACCGTCCGCTCGTTTAGATGCTGAGCTAACTTTGCCACCCATTTTCATTTTTTTAACTTTACCACCATAAGCCATTTTTTTACCTTTAGCTTTCATAGTAGCTCCGCCTGCTTTCATGGCTCTACCTCTAGCGTCTGCCATCATAGCTGGGGACCCTTTTAATCTGCCCATAGCCATAGCTCTACCTTCCATGTCTTTCATGTCTGCCATAGTTTTACCTCTGGCTCCCATAGTAGCGCCACCCATATTCATTTTCTTAACTTTGCCGCCGTCTTTATAGCCTTTTATTTTACCGCCAGCTTTTTTGTTTTTAATTTCTTTTACTACACGTTTTTTTTCAGCAGCTAAATTACGCTTGCCTTTTGTAGTATAGCCCTTCTCAGAATCAACTCTACCTAATTCTTCAAGGTCATTCATGCGAGAAGTGTTACCACCTTTATTCATTTTTTTAACTTTACCGCCATGTTTCATCATAGCGCGACCAGCTGCATCTGCACCCATACGAGTCATAGCTCTACCTCTTCGGTCAGCCATACCACCGCCCATCATTTTCTTAGTTTTCATGCTTTTCTCCTGTGTGAACTCTCGTCCAATTGATTGATTAACACCTACTTTTTTAGCAAACTTTGGGTTGTTAGCCACCGCTTGCATAAACTTTTCCTGCTTTTTACTTACTGTTGGCATCTATTTCTTTACTCTATTGCTTGATGCTTTAGGTTCTCTTGGCTCAACCAAAGGCATCTTAGGTTTTCTTTTTACTAACCTTTGCACAGTTTTAGTTTCATATATTCTAATGCCTAACCATACAATTGTAAAAAGAGAAGCTAAATGAGGAAGCCATGAAAGCATAGTGCCCACGGCAGTAAAGATAGACGTAGCGTCTAGTAAGTGTTTCGTTGATTCATCCATTTTTAACATTTCCATCTTTTGCGTGCTTGTCGCAATCTAGAATTAGGATCTTTAGCGGCTTTGGGAAATTTTTTCATCTGTCCTGCAGACCTTGCACAAAATGACTTACGTCTCTTTGCATCTTTAGAACCAGCTTTTACTTTCCCAGTTACAGCTGTTTTGAGTTTGGAACCTGGGTTTGCTTTACGATAGGCTTTTACACCCTTCGTTGTCATACCCGCTCCAGTTTTAGTCTTTCTAAAATTACCAGACTTAACCGAAGTCTTTATTCCCATTCCCTTTTTTCTAGGTGTTGCCATTACACACAATCTCCTAGTGACTCAAACCAACGCCTTAATTCCTCAAGGCGCTCCTCATTACTGATTGGTTTGGGCTCTTCATCCATAACTTATCCACAGAATACCGTTAATGATGTCACGGCTGTTGTTTGAGTTATTACCCCAAACGTTGTTTCCGGCTCATTCCCGTTAATTAAAATTCCGTCGCCCGGTAAAGACATCTGTTGTGACTCTACGTTAGCTGGAGTAGCTATACTTAATAAAACTCTATCTGTCGCTGCATTACCATTTAAGGTTAATGTAACACTACCTGCACCTGCAGAACCTACAAAATAAAATCCTTTCATTCTTGCTCTTGGTAGAGCCATGCCATCAGTAATAGCATTGCCAATACTTACATTGGTTGCTACTGCTGCGTCTGATGAAATGCTAGTGATTTTAGAATAGTAATTTACAGAAGTTGCGGTACCAGTATCAACACCATCTACAGTTTCAGTGATTACAGACTGAGATAAATCCCCAGCCACATATCCAGTGATAGTAAATGTAGCGGCAGTTGCATCGCCCGCACAAGTAAATAGAATTTGATAACCAGCCCCGTTATCTAGAGGCTGATTAGTAAGTAACGTTATATTTCCTGCGCCAGCAATAGCGGCGGCAGCTCGGAATAACGCAGCTGAGTAGCTAGGAGTGACGGCCCATATATCTGTTGTTATAGCCATTGTCTATTCTCCTATATTACACTCTAATTGAGAATGGTGTAGCTGGTGCAGAAGCTGTTGGAAACACTGAAACTGCTTCAAGTTTCCATGAGTTAGCAGCTATAGCTGTCATAGTAACAGTAGTTCCTGCATCACCACCTTGAGTTGTGCCGTTAAATGTTACTGAGTTTGCTGTACCAGGTGAGTGGAAAAATCCAGCTACGCCTGCATCATTAGCGTCATCACAGAAGTTAACTGTTCCGAAGATTACGTCAGTTACTGCACCCGTATTAATAATAATACTAGTAGTAATATCAGCTACTACAGTAAATCTAAACTGCATACCAAGATTACTTACTTGATTAGGGTTTGTAGGGTCGTTGTCAACAGTTGCTACAATTAATGGTAATGTAAATGTACCGCCATCAGCGGATATAGTAAGTTCTTTTCCTGCGTGTCCAGGTGAAGCTGTAACAGCTGGTAATACACCAGGAGCAGAAGGTGCTACGGGAAGAACAGTTAAATCAAGAGTGCCGCCTGTTAAAGCAGCTGTTGCATCAATTGCGTTGTTCTGTCCATCTTGTACAAATCCTCCAAGGGACCTGACTGGACCAGAAAATGTGGTTATAGCCATGATTCTTTCTCCATACAAAGTTTAAGCTTATCCGTCGTGTATGCGTCTGCTGGGGCAGTCTGATAAGCTGGTTGTTCCCAGATAATTAATAATACGCTATTTAAAGCTTTTGCACAATAAAAAAGGGACCGAAGCCCCTTAATTATCATTACAACAAACTTACTTGTTCATTACATACATTGTTACTTCAAAACCAAATCTCATTTCTGTTGCCGATGGTGTAGTCCAAGCCATGTTATTTCTCCTTTATATTAGATTTCAGCATTGCTGATGCAAAGATTATATATAATAATTACATTTGTACCCTAAGTAAATTCATGAGTTTATCCCAACTTATCAAGAGCTTGAGATACTTTGCGCTCCATCATAGGTATTAAACGCATACCACTATAGCCAATAAAGAAAGCTATCGCTGGAGAGAATGTTATATGAAGACCAAACTGATTAATAATAGGGGGTACAAAAAATTCAGCTGAAACAGCAGCAATAAACACAGATAATAGAAACTCTATACGAGCACGTTTACGCTCTACAAGCCAATTAATATGTCCGCCACGAGGCACTTTGCCTTTAGCTTTTTTAACATTATAGTTACAGAAGCCCCCTAATACGGACGCAACTATACATACAACGCTAACTCCAAACATATCAATTAAATACTGCATATTTGTCCTCGATTATAATACAGCCTTCAGCTTCCATACATGGATAGTCAGAATATAATTTACCACTACATGCAAAACCTGTAATTCTTTTTGGTTTTCCTTTAAATGCATCTACTAATAATTCTGTTGTTGTTTTTTTATCCGTTAATAACGTAGTTGTATTGTAAACAGTAATACTTTTATCTACGAATTGATAATACTCATTGTGTATAAAATACGTACACCCTGATAAAAAGAAACTTAATAGTAATATACACTTAGTCATTTACTCATATTATACCTTATAAAAAAGAAAACCCGACAGAGAGGAGCCGGGTTTTCAGGAGGGGCGCTTTAATTAAGCACCTGGTGAACCCCACATACCGAGGGGATCTGACCAACCGAATGAATATCTTTCACGGGCTTTGTATCTAACATTACCTGTGTCGAAATCACCGTCCATAGAAGTAGTTAATGCAGTTCTTTCGAAATGCTTCATACCGTTAGGAACGTCGGTTGTTAAGAAGTAAGCATCACCGTCTGTTAAGAAGTGATTTACTGTATAACCTTCTGGAATTGCACCGTTATTTTTCAATGCGTTAATATCGTTATCAGCTGTACCCGTACGTTGTTGGGTATCTAATAAACGAGTAGCAACGAATTGTAATGCTGGTGGAATTACCAACTTACGTGGTTTTGATGCGATCAATAGACCTCTTTCATCAGTCCACGCTGCAATCTGAATCACTGCGTTTTCTAATGCTGTTTCGTTAAGGTCTGTTGGGACTGCTTGTACGTTACTGTTAGTACCACCAGAAACTAATGGGTGGTTAGTAACTGCACCGCCAGCGGCTGTACCAAATAGTGAACGATTGTCACCACCTAAGAAAGCACCGTTAAAGCCATTGTTTAAAACGTTAGCTGCACGGACTTGCTTAGTGTTTGCCATTGAACGAGCAAGAGCTTTAGTATAACGAGCTGAAAGACTATCATATAGATTATCCTCAACCGCTTCTTCAGTTAAACTGAATCCTAAAGCAATTGTTACGTGATTGTATCTAGCTGTAAAAGCTTCTTGTGCATTGTCATACGCAATAGCTGCTCCCTCAGACTTAAGGGGCGCGGCTGCAAAGCCAGCTAGTTTTGTTTCTTCTTCGAAAGAACGATCTGAAGATTCAGTTTCGTAAATCTCCCTATGCTCTTCCCCATAACGCTCATACTCTAAACCGAATAAAGCGTTAAGTCCTGGTAATAGCTCCTTAAGGAGCTGGGCTCTTGAAATTGCCATGTTTTATTCTCCTTAATTAGATTCCAGTTGGATTGTTATATGAATGATTTATACCATTAAACTTAATTAATAAGTCAGTAAATGCATCACCCACAGTTGAAGTTGGACTGTCTACAAAGTCAACAATACGGAAAGCAATAGTTGCTGTTACCGCTGTTGTAGCAGATACTGCACTATTAGAATTACCATTTGTAGTATCACCTGTAGTTGTAGATTGCACTACTGCAAAGTTAGTATTCTGACCTAAGTCAGCTTGTGTAACTTGTCCGTCCGCTTGTGCTTGAAAGACTACATCTGGGTCGTCAATAACATATGCTCGAATATCGTTTGCCACTGTACCTGTCGGGAAGTTTTGTCTAAACACTACTGTGCCTAGATTTGGGTCTGTGTAGGTAACACCTACAAAAACACCAATAACACCTGCAGGGAATTGGTCAGCATTGTTACCTAAATCTGTAACAATCTCGATAGTTCCGCCGGCTACGATTTGAACAACCGAGCCGTAAAATATGTTAGTCGCGTATCCAGAAGCAATCGGAAATAGGCGTGTAGAGCCCGCGTACGGGGTACCTCCTATATGGTTTACCGCTCTGAGCCCATAGGGCGTAGCTGTAGTTGCCATGATTGTTTCTCCTTATTTTTTGCCTTTTCCAAAAGATCGACCATTTTCTTGACCTTCAGCAAATTTAGGCATACGCGGGTCACTTTGATTCATGAATGACGCGTCTACCGCTTCAGTCTGCGCACGTGTTTTTTCATTGACGTAGGCTTTTCTTTGGTCCATCAATTCTTTAGGGGCTTTACATAATAATAAACCACCAATTTCTATGCCTTCTTTAAATTGGCTATTGGGGTCTGCTTGTAATATGACTTCTGGGTGTTCCGAATGCTTCACCGGTTCCCAGCCTTCACGCATTTTTGAAGAGACGTTCATGTTATCAGGTTCATTAAGTAAAGAAACTCTGACCCAACGATAGACATAACCAGGTTGTTGTATAAACTCCGGAAGGAGCGATGCAGGTTGCCATTTTTTAGCTTCGTCTTGTCTTACTTCTGTTTCTCTTGATTCTCTTTTAATTACCTTATCCATTTGCGTTCTCCAATTTTATCATTTCTCTTGCATATTGCTCCGGTGTTAACTTAAGCTTTTTAGCGAAAGCAACTTGTGTTTTAGACAAACGTACTTTTTTAGGCGCGGTACTACGCGTTGCCGGTGCAACTACATTCGAAGGTTTGCGTTGGGCGGGTTTCTCCGATTCCAACGAATTATCCCCAAAGTTCTCAGGGAATCGTTTCTGCATCGTTTCATCTATACGACGGTAATATTCGTCAGAAGTAGGGTTTATGCCACTCCTAACTAATCTTTCATGTACTCCTAAAGCTAATGAAGTCATTTCTTCATCTTTACCAAACCAAGTATTTTTTGTTTGCCAAGCTTGAGCTCTAGCATCTGGTTGTGGTACTTGAGGACGCACTGGTTGTTGATTAAACTCTACACTACTTTCAGGAGTTTGTGAAGGGGCATATTGTGGTTTTAATGCTGACGCCTGCGACAATCTCATTTGAGCGCTATTCATTGCTCCTTGAGCTTCAATTATCTTCTCTGTGTCACCGGCATCATAAGCTTCACGATAATCTCGTTTAGCTAAACTTAATTCACTTTCCGCAGATTTTACTAATGTCTTAATATAATCTTCTTCGCCTGTGCTTAACGTAGTTTGAAGTCTTTTATTTTGCTCATAGACTTTCTGTGCATAAGCAATAGCTTCTTCTTTTTCACGCGCTGCTTCTTCTTTAGCTCGTCTTTCGTCATGCCACACTTTTTTAAGCTGAGACATACGTTGTTTAACACGTTCAGAATACCCTTCAGTTAGATCTTCATTTTCTAGCTCTTCTACCATTTCTTTAGGTAAAGGTTCTTTACCTCTATCAGCGGCGGGAGTATCGTCTTCTTCTTCAACTTCTAAAGCTAATTCTTCTTGTTTAGGTTTTTCGGCTTCTACGCGTTCTACATCAGCAGTAGATTTTTCTGGCTTTCCTTCTTTTTTATTTAATTCTACTTCAACTTCTTCACCTTCCATTTCTAGTTCTTCGGGCACTTCATTAATTATTTCAGCCATGCTAATCTCCTATGCGCGTTCGTATCCGCGTGGGTCATCGACCACTGCTTCTACGGTATCGTCGTTAATAATGCGGAATTCTTTTCCGTGAATTTTAATTCTAGTTCCTGAGTAAGCACGAGTTATAACGAAGTCACCTTCTTTACACCAAGCGCCTGACGGAAACCTAGCTTCATCTTGGTAAGCTAAATCTCCTAGTTGCATAACAAATAAGACTACCGTTGAGTGTTCTTGTATTTGTTTTACAGCATCTGATTTAATAAGACCGCTTTCGTAAGCTTCGTCTGCTTCAGGTACCATACATAAAATACGATAGCCTTTAACATCAGGTAGTTGAGCAGCTGCTTTTTCTATAGCCTCTTGTTCACTAACTTGTTTACCTTCAGTGGTTTTAGTGTTTTTTGGTTTTTTGATTGGTTTGCCACCAGCGTTTACTATAGTTTTATCTGGTGTAGCTAAAATATAGTCGCTTTGAATATTAGGGTCTATACTCATTTATCGCTCCTTCTAGTGCTTATTTTAACTACACTATCTGTAGGAGTAGACTCAAAGTCTTCTTCTTCTTTTTTGTGCACCACCAGCATATCACCAATCATCATTTGAACTGTATCAAAACCTCTAATCTGTCCACATGCATGTTGATAACCTGCAAGGTCAGCGGTGCCTCTAGCCATATCTTCTGTTATTTCATTGCGTCTTTCTTTTATCTGGCTGGATAAAAGCATAAGCGTTTCTTTCTCTGCCATTTTAATCCTTTATATTAGTTAGTGTTATCCTCATCTTTAGTTTCTTTTATCTCAGTTTCGTCTTTCAACTTTTGCACATGTGCAGTAGTTTCATTACGAACCATAGATTCTTTTTCGCGCAGGTTAATATCTTTTTGTTTATTAACTGCTGCTGCTCCTAATTTAGCGCCTTCTAAAACTTCTTTAGTGTTTATTTGTTTTTGCTCCATCTCTGCTTTAGCTCCAATCTGAGCTCCAACAATAGTTTCTTGTGAAGTGATTCTAGCTTGCTCAAGCATAACGTCTTTTTGAACTTCGACTGTAGCCTTTTGTTTATCAAGCTCTAACTTAGCTTTATCTAATTCAATGTCAGCCATAGTTTTTTGTGCTTTAACTTTAGCTTCTTCTTGTTTAATTTGTAGTTCTGCTTTTTGCATTTGCAAGATTGGATCTTCTGCTTGCTTCTGTTGTTCTTTTTGTTGCTCTTCTGCAGTATTATCTTGTAATACTTTTCCAGCAGCAGCTGCAGTTAATCTAGCTACTTCATTTTCAATATCAATTGGAAGCGGTTCATCAGCTGGAGGTAGTGGTACCCCTAATCGTTTCTCTATTTCTATTCTGTATTGGAAAGCAATATGTTCTGCAACATGCGCTTCCATAGCTGCAACAATCATCCCTGCTTTTTGACTTTGACCTACCATCTGTTTAATTTTAGGATCTTCTGCAAAAGCCATATGCACTGCAATGTGTGCTTCATGGTCTTGGTCAAGAAATGCTTTAACTGGTTTGCCATTAATAATATTCATATTCTCAGATACAGGGCCTAACTGTTTAATATCTTTATCATCAGGTATAAGTTTGTTAGCGTTCTTAACTCCTAATACATCCAACATTTGTTTATTAAGTTCTGGTAAGTCATATATATCTGGATTTTGCTGTGCCATTTGCATAACTGCTTGGTACTGCACAACCTTCTGCGCCATAGTTGCAGCATTAGGATCAGCTACAGGAATTAGTTGTACCTTATCGTAATCTGCTTGTTTAGCTCCTGGTGTTCCAGTTGATGGATCATATTGATAATTAGGGTCGGTATAATCTTTAATGATAGTTTTAAGTAGTCCAAACTCTTTTTTCATAGAGTAATAAATACGAGCATTAACTGCTGACATTACTTTGAGAGTTCGTTCTAGTATGGCAAGTGTAGAACCTACTGGAGAGTTAGATGACATATCAGATACTTTCATATCTGCTGCAGTAGCAAAGCGTCTACCTTCATCAATAATTTTATCCATTAAAGCAGCTAGCACTTGACTAGGTTCTTTATAAGGGAGTAACATTATATTATCGCGGATAGATCCAGCTGGTGCGTCAACATCACGAAACTCTGCTGGGGCAATAGGAGTATCGTCACCTTTGATACGTAAACCTCTTGCTTTAAATCCACCTGGGAGATTTGATAATGTACCTGCATCTACTAACTGTCTTAATAGCATTGTGCCTGATTTTGAGAATCCACCAATTAGGTGTATCAGACCAAAGCAATAAAATCCAAAACCAGGAATATAACCATAGTGAACAAAATGTTCTCTACGCTTTTTCATACTGTCGTCTTGATTGTAATTACGTCGAATAGCTAATATTTCTGAAGTGCCTTTATCTATAGTAACTATATATGGAAGTGCTATTCCTGTTTTTCTTTTTCCATCTTTATCTTCGTAACCTTCTAAGTCAAGGTTAACATTCATTTCTAATATTTTATATCGGTCATCATTGGTAGCATCAAAGCCCATTTGCTCTGCTATTTTTTTCTCTACTTCATCTAAATCGTAGTTAGCTTCACCAAGATCTACATCACGATAAAAACCCATTTCTTGTAGATAGTGTAATTCTTGTTTTGTTTTACGCATAACATGTGTTACACGTTCAGCTGTTTCTAAATTAGATGCACCGTAAGGTACCACCATATCTTCAGCAGGGACAAAAACAGATACTTGACGTTGGAGCGCTGGATCATAATAAACTTTTTTAAACGCATTGCCCGCTAAACCTAGTCCCCATAACATTCTTTCATGTTCAGGTCGGTACTCTGGCATTTTATCCATGAGCTGATAGTTCATATTCTCTTGTACACGAGCAGCAGCTTCTAAACACTCGTCTGTTTCTTTACCAATAATAGAAGTTTTTACAGGGCCTGCAGCTGGAAAAGTCTCCATCATAGTTTCAGCTTGGAATTTAACTAATGCTTCGGAAAGAAGTGGGTGGTATACAGCACATGCACCTTCCCATGGTTCGGTGCGTTCTTCTATTTTAAGACCTAATAATTCTAAGCCATCAACATATGTTTCTAGCCAGTCTTTTCTAGAGTTAAGGTCATTAGTAAAATCTTCAAGTAAATCAGAAGCTAACTGATCCATATATTGTTCATCTAAATCTTCAGCTAAGTTTTTATTAAACTCATCATCTTTCATGGCATCAGGATCAATAGTTAACTCCATATCTCCTGCTTTAATAGTTACTTCTTCAGGATCAACTATTTCAATTTCAATAGCTTCTTCCGATTCAGCCATTTCTTCAACTCCTACTGGAGCTGCGTATAGTCC